CATGCGCACTGAAACGCAGCAACCGTTCTATCAGTTAAAGAATCTTCCAGTATTCAAGATGCGTTGCGAATTGTTCGATTATAATGATGAAGACTTTGATACGGGTATTGATCAGATCGACAACGTCGAACGCGATCATGCTTATAAAACTATTCTTAGATTCGATCCGAATTCGCTATCAGGTAACTTTGAATTTCAGGAAAGCATTACGCAGACGAACACTTCTTATACTATGACAGGTGAAGTGGTTGATATTGATGCTTCTAGTAACAGCGAATATCTTGTCTATGTTGCTCATCAAGGAGCGATGGACGGGCAGTATCATACTTGGAGTACATCTGCTCCTATCGTTGGAGATATCTCAGGCGCGACCGGTATTCCGTTCTTGACGACTGGGGACTCTGCAGAAATGCTTCCGGCAGGTGCACAGAACGATGATTTCGATGAGATAGGTGATTCGTTTATCGACTTTACAGAAAGCAACCCATTCGGAGACCCAAGATAATGTTTGGTGGACACTTCTATAATCAACGAATTCGTAAATCTGTGGCGGTCTTTGGTTCGCTATTCAACAACATTAATATTATTCGCAAAAACTCATCCGGCAATGTAATCAGTCAAACTAAAGTTCCATTATCCTATGGTCCGAAAAGAGATTTTCTAGCAAGGATTGATCAAGCAAATCAATCCGAGAATGAACGACAGGTTGCAATTAAATTACCGCGTATGTCGTTCGAGATTGTTGCGATGGCATATGACCCCGTTCGACAATTGCCGAAGATGAATGCGTGTCTCAAAAGTTCAGATGATGCTTCTACTAAGAAAAAATTATATGTTCCTGTTCCATATGTCATATCGTTTCAACTGAGTATATACGCAAAGTCTCAAGACGATGCACTACAAGTCGTTGAACAGGTACTTCCGTACTTTACCCCGCAATACACGCTAACAATGAACCCGATCGACGAATATAGTGATGTAAAGGAAGATACTCCTATTACATTGCTTGGCGTGACTTTCTCGGATGATTACGAAGCAGCATTAGAAGCGAGAAGAACAATTATATACACTCTCGATTTTGATATGAAAGTAAATCTATACAAAGATGTTTCTGCGTCCGCGCCGGTAATTACCAATTACGATATCGATATGATAAACCTCGAAGGCGATCAAGAGTTATTTGTAACTCTAAAAGATTCTTCAGATTCGATTTAGTATAAATAAGGTTTGTGTTTACTCAAACACATCTAACTGAATTCGAAGCAATTCTCTATATTATAATGTCAACTGTTAGCAGAGAAATGCAATATTTTATATTTATAAATAGGTACAGAATTGACATAGGGTTAAACCCCTCTTCATAATTAAACCCTTTCAAAAAAATTCAGAGGGAAAATCAATGGAAACAAAAATACATTTTAAAAACAGTAATGCGGGCGATGTAAGTCTAAGTGTTACAGGTTCTTCATCAATTAGTTTTGAGAAGCAACCAACAGAAACCTTCACTTACTCGATAACTGGAGTTAGCGCAGACCCGACTTCAGCAAACTGGAGACAATATTATGCTCCAAGGGGATACCTTTGGGTTCCTAATGTTGGATTTAAATGCAACGAGAAACTGAAGCATTGTGATCATATGTTTAGTCAGAATGAAAGCGGAACACTTACACCGGCTGCGGATGCAACAAACCTTGACATGTCAGAAGTAATAACAGCGTGTGGTATGTTTAGGGGTTGTTCTTTCGCTTCGAGCTCGACCGATGTAACAGGATGGGATGTCTCTAAAGTTCGAGACTTCCAAGAAATGTTCAGAGATACCGACTTCAACCAAGACGTTAGTGGTTGGACTATCACCACAGACGCATCAACTCCAATTAATGAAGCGGCAGGAGCAGGTTGGACACACCCAGACATTCTTATAGATGGCGGCACATGGACCTACTGGACGATTGCTTCGTCTCGAGTAAATGATCTGGATGCAACCGCTGGTTTGCACGACGGAACCGGCGTAAGCATGAGAGGTATGTTTGAAGACGCGACTTCATTCAACCAACCAATCGGTGCATGGGATGTTTCTAGCGTTTACATGATGTCAGAATTTCTCAGCGGCACCGCGTTCAACCAAGACATTAGTGGTTGGAACGTCGGCAATGTGAAAAATATGTATGACGCTTTGAGTTGTGACGGGTTCAACGCCGACATTAGTGGTTGGGATGTCTCAAATGTCATTCAAATGAGTTGGTTGGTAGAAGACGCGACTTCATTTAACGCCGACATTAGTGGTTGGGACGTCTCTTCAGTAGTATTAATGGAAGGAACTTTCCACGGAGCGACTTCATTTAACGCCGACATTAGTGGTTGGGACACTTCTTCTTGCGTAGATATGAATCAAATGTTCGAAGAAGCGACTTCATTCAACCAAAACATCGGTGCGTGGGATGTCTCCAATGTTACAGATATGGACGAAATGTTCCAAGACGCAACCGCATTCAACAACGGTGGAAGCGGTGATATCGGCGACTGGGATACTTCTAGCGTTATCGATATGGGCGAGATGTTCGAAAATGCATCTTCATTCAATCAAAACCTTACTAGTTGGGATGTTTCATTCTCCTCAACAGAACCGTACCAATTTAGTAGCGGCGCAACGGTATTCGATGCAGATAATAAACCGTTGTGGGGAACTACTGGGTGGGACGGAGTTTATAGAACATATGCTCTCCCCGTAGCGACTGATCCAACGAACGCCGCTTGGCGCTCGTTTAACGCGCCTTTTGGTTACGAATTTATCGCTAATGTTGGAATACGAACCAAATTTCCAATAACTGGGACGCAAGAAATGTTCAAGTACGCGAATACATTCAACGAAGACATTAGTAGTTGGGATATGTCCACCGTTACTAGTATGCGTTCTATGTTCTACGATTGTAACGCCTTCAACCAAGACATTAGTGGTTGGGATACTTCTAGCGTTACTGATATGAGCGAGATGTTCCAGTTTACCGACGCGTTCAATCAACCAATCGGGTCATGGGATACTTCTAGCGTTCTCGATATGAGCGAGATGTTCTATGGTCGAGCCAACAACCCTTCGGTATTCAACCAAGACATCAGTTCATGGGATACTTCTAGCGTTCTCGATATGAGCGAGATGTTCTATCAGGCATATGCATTCAACCAACCAATCGGGTCATGGAATACTTCTAGCGTTACTACTATGCAATCTATGTTCTACGAGGCGACTTCATTTAACGCAGACATCAGTTCATGGGATGTTTCTAGCGTTACTAATATGAGAACTATGTTCGGGCGCGCAGATGTATTCAACCAAGACATCAGTTCTTGGGATACTTCTAGCGTTCTCGATATGAGTCATGCGTTATATTACGCAAAAGCATTCAACCAACCAATTGGTACTTGGGACACTTCTAGCGTTACTAATATGCAGGGTATGTTCTTCGGCGCAGATGTATTCAACCAAGACATCAGTTCTTGGGATACTTCTAGCGTTACTAGTATGTATAGTATGTTCGGGTACGCGGATGTATTCAACCAAGACATCAGTTCTTGGGATACTTCTAGCGTTACTAGTATGGGTAATATGTTCAGCAACGCGATTGCATTCAACCAACCAATCGGGTCATGGGATACTTCCAGCGTTACTACTATGCAAACTATGTTCTACGAGGCGGAAGCATTCAACCAACCAATTGGTACTTGGGATACTTCTAGCGTTCTCGATATGGGCGAGATGTTCTATCAGGCAATGGCATTCGACCAACCGCTAAACTCTTGGGATGTTTCTAGCGTTACTAAAATGAGAATGATGTTCGCTAGCGCAGATGCATTCAACCAACCGCTAAACTCTTGGGATGTTTCTAGCGTTACTGATATGTATCATATGTTCTCTAGCGCAATTGCATTCGATCAAGATATTTCTGCATGGGATGTTTCATACTTCTCCGCTGAACCTACTGGATTTAGCTTCACAACTTCGGCGAATTGGACGACTGCAGAAAAACCTCAATGGTAATAGGTGCAAAATTAACTTTTGTATAAATAGGAAAAGATTTGATATGAGGGGGTCGCACCCCTCTCATTTCCTCATATAATTCTAGATTAAGAATATTCTTAAAACAATAAACACTAGGAGAATAAATATGGCTGGTGTAAAGATTACAGATTTAACGGCACTTGATTCAGCACATTCTGCTGACCAACTTGTCGTCGTCGATGCTTCAAATAATTCGACACACAAAATATCAAAATCAGCGTTTCTTGCTGGAACAGCACTTCAAAATATTGCAGATTCTGGTGATGGCGTTGTTGTTGCAAATTCATTAAAGGTATCAGGTCTCACGATCGACGATACTGTAGGTGGTGCATCTGCTCTTACTATCGATTCAGCGAACAATATTTCTGCATCAGGTATCATCACGGCAGCAAAATTCCTTGGTGATGGTTCAGAATTGAGTGGTATTGAAGGTGGTGTTACAGTAGATGCATATCAAAGTTTTGCTATCGGCACCAATGCTGGAGGAAATCCAGGCACTGAGCATGTTACCGCTTTAGGATATGGCGCAGCAAAGGGCGACTCTGCGGATCATATTATTGCTATCGGTTATTATGCCGCATACAATAACGGTGAAGAAGACTTATATGCGATCGGTTTTTATGCCGGATATGATAACACAGGCAGAGATGTCGTAGCAATTGGTATTGATGCTGGACAGGGAAACCAAGGCGATCAAATAGTTGCAGTCGGTGAAGATTGTGCCAAAGATAACACTGGTGATCAAGTAGTTGCAATCGGTGACGATGCTTGTGAAGACAACACCGGATCTTATGTTGTTGGTATCGGTAAAGATGCTGCAGAAGGTAACACCGGAGATTACGTAATTGCAATGGGTTACGAAGCAGCGGAAGAAAACTCCGGAGAGCACGTAATTGCACTGGGTAAAGATGCAGCATACGATAACACCGGAGATTACGTTGTTGCGGTGGGTACCGATGCAGCGGAAGATAACACTGGGTATGGAGCTATCGCCGTGGGTTATGCCGCAGCGAGTAACAACTCTGGAAGAAATGCAGTTGGTGTCGGTATGAGAGCGGTACAGGACAACAGGGGCGATTATGTTGCGGCATTCGGTTACGGTGCTGGATATGGCAACATTGGTAATTATTCGACCTTTGCCGGTAAATATGCTGGTAAGTACAGTAAGAGCGATTATGTTATTGCGATTGGTTACCACGCTGGTGCTTACGCTGATTCTTCTTTCAGCAATTCAATCCTTATCGGGCAATATGCTGGTAAGTATGCTGTATCTGGGTCTACTTTATCAGATCTTAAAGTCGACATCCGATACAATGATTCTGCCGGTAGACTTGCGTTTGATAAATCGCAAGGATGGAGCATTGGTGGTGAAACTATCCAGACAACAGACATCGATGGCGGTACTTTCTAAAGACCGACAATAATAAAAAAAACGGGGACGTAATGTCCCCTGTTTCTCAAGGAGAATAAAATGTCTTTAAAAAGAAAAGAAAAACTTGTAAAAGAAATTGCCGAACTGACTGAGCGAATTTCAAAAGGAAATGCAAAGGGCACTTCAACTGTACGTCTTTCACAAAGGCTAAGTAGAAGGGTCGATCAAAAAGCAGCAGTCAAGGCAAAACTTAAAGCGAAAGGTTAAGTTTTTATTATTTTATAGGATGATTTAATGAGCGAAAAGACGTACCACTTTATATCAGGTCTGCCTAGATCTGGGTCCACTTTGTTAAGTTCTATACTTAAACAAAACCCCAGATTTACGGCAGGCATTACTGACCCTCTGCAGGGTTATGCCGAAGCAATTATTCGTGCCACAGAAAATATTCAAGGTGGTAGAACATTAGTTGAAGCAGAAAAACGAAAAAGAATTATACGGGGCATCTTTGATTCTTATTACGAAGATGGTCCAGAAGTTTGTTTTAATACTGGTCGAACATGGACAGGAAAAACAAAACTTCTAAAAGAATTATACCCGAATTTCAAAATGATCGTTTGTGTGAGAAGTATACCATGGATCTTAAATTCGTTTGAAAAATTGAACGGTAAGGATCCACTAGGAACAAAACCGATCTACGGTAAACAAATGCTACTAACTGTCGATCAGCGTTGTTTCTCGTTAATGGGGGCGAAGGGTGGGGTCGTCATGGACCCGATTAAATTAATGAGGACTGGTGTCTATTCAGGAGATGCTAGTCATATGATCTTCGTCGAATATAACGCACTAACGAAACAACCAGAGCAGACAATGCGAAGGATATATGAATTTTTGGGCGAAGAATATCATGATCATGACTACGATAATGTTGAAGATAGTTACGAAGATTATGATTTAGATTTACAAATGGACGGTCTTCACGACGTTAGAAAGAAAGTTGAATATAAAGAAAGTGAAAAATTAATTCCCCCAGCATTATGGAACGAATTTATAAAACATAATTTCTGGGAAATGCCGCACTTTAATAAAAGTGCATTCAACTGGATCGAAGATCCAGACCTACCTTAAATAACAACTCTAATAAAAGGAGACGACTATGTCTACTATTAAAATCAAAAGATCCGGCACTGGCGGACAAGCACCTACTGCGGGAAACCTCGTATCTGGCGAACTCGCCTTAAACTACGCGGACGGAAAACTGTTTATAAAGGATGCTTCTAATAACGTCAAAGAAATGGTCGGACCAAACATGTTTAGCGACCTTCCTACATCGGATCCAGCAGTAGCAGGAAGTTTATGGAACGATGCGGGAACAGTAAAAATTTCTGCAGGATAATAAGGGGCGACAAACATGTCTACTATCAAATTTAAAAATTCAAGTGTTGCCGCTCAAACCCCAACTTCTGGTGATTTAGCATATGGCGAACTTGCAATAAATACTGCAGACGATAAAATCTTCTATAAAGATGCTTCTGATGCTGTACGTGAGTTGGTTGGACCGAATATGTTCAACAATCTACCTACATCAGATCCATCGGTTTCCGGAAGGTTGTTTAACGATGCTGGAACACTAAAAATTTCTACGGGTGGTACACCACCTCCATCTGGTCCTCCATCTGGATCTTCTACACAATACGATGTCAATAACTACTATTTCTACAACGAAGTAGCAGACACAAACCCAATAAGTTATATCACTGAAGTCGTTTGGGATGGCGTTCAAGTATTCTACGAAGGCGCTGGGTTGAACTCACTGTCGACTGTAAATGTTGGCGGTATCACTTATAATGAAATGGTACAGCAATCTGATCAATACAAATCAAGTGTTCAGAGAGTCGTTCCATAGATATAACATATCTCATTCTGGGCACTTCGGTGCCCCCTTTATCATACATAAAAGAAAACATCAAAAAAGGAGACGACTATGTCTACTATTAA